GTTCCAGTTCTAAAACCACCAGCACCACCGCCTCCTCCACGTCCTCCAGCGCCTCCGCCACCGCCACCTACAACCAAGTATTGAACTTGAGTTGCACCTGTTGGGGCAGTCCATGATCCTGATGAATAGAAAATTGCTGTATTAGCTGGCAATGTAAGCGCTAAATCACTTGGTGTTGTTGGTATTAAAGAAAAAGTACCAGAAGTGGTAAATGTGTGAACAACAAAATAACCATTGCCTGTTCCACTTCCACTTGAACCTTGCAAAGTAACAGTACCGCCTGTGTAATATTGAACAGAACCAGAGTAACGAACTATAACGATGCCTGAACCGCCTATCGCACTTGTTGCTCCACCTCCCCCTCCTGTGTTTGCTGTACCATTTGTGCCATTACCACTATTTGTATCTCCTGCTCCGCCACCACCAACGCCACCTGCACCACCAGGCCCATTTCCAGTAGGATAGTAATGTCCACCTCCACCACCTGCGTAAACAACTACAGCACCACTAATAGAAGACGCAATACCTGAACCTCCATTACCTGCATAAACGTAAGCATATGCATTTAAGCCAACTGTACCTGCACCACCCCCTCCACCACCAGTTGGATTACCACTATCACCACCACTACCACCTGCATTACCTTGTCCTAAAGTTCCTTGAAAACCTGCTGGGCCATTAGGGGTTGTATAGTTTGGCGATCCTTGACCTGATCCACCACCTGTATTTAATCCACCACCGCCACCAAAAGCGGTAACACTGCCAAAAACAGAATTTGATCCGTTGACGTTTGTTCCACCACCGCCAACAGTAACTGTATAAGTTACGCCATTTGTTACAGGCAAAATACCTTGTAGTAATCCACCCGCACCACCACCACCATAAGCACCGCTTGGGCCTCCACCACCTGCTACAACAAGGTATTCAACATACTGAGGAGCCGTGGCTTTACTTACGCCTGACCATGCGCCTTGTACAAGTCCAAGTAACTGATCTCTAAGTTTGAATATTCCTGTTGCCATTGTTAACCTTAGAATGTAATCGTGCCAGAAGCGTAGAAGACATAGACGTTATATCCCCCTGCTTGGTAATAAGTAGGTGAACCTGTTGTGCTTTTTGCTTGGGATAGATAGGATGGGTATCTGATGACTACGATGCCTGAACCTCCTGCACCGCCATAGCTCGCATTAGACGCTGGATAATATCCACCACCACCTCCGCCTCCAGTATTAGAGTATCCTGAACCACCAGCGCTATTAGAGTATGGTGTACCACCGCCACCAGTAAGAACTGGGTTAACGCCTTGACCGCCCCCAGCACCAGCTAATCCAGGATAAGAAGTAGCACTACTATTACCAAAATAAGATGAACCACTTGCAGATCCACCTCCAGCATATTGAATGGGTGATCCAGTAATTGATGAAACTAATCCTGCGCCTCCACTGCCACCAAGATTTGTAGTTGCCGTACCACCTACAGAACCAGCTCCTCCGCCTGCACCAGCGGGATAAGGAAGTGATGTTGAATTAGCGCCCCCTGCATTTCCTTGTCCTGATGTTCCAGAACCAGCAGTTTGTGCGCTTCCAGAATGACCTGCGCCACCACCTGATCCACCTGATGCGCCATTTCCACTTATAAGACCGCCACCCCCACCGCCTGTTGCAGTAATAGACCCAAATACAGAATTAACACCATTACCCGCATTAACCGAATTACTATATCCGCCCGTTCCACCAGCACCAACAGTTACAGTAATGGCTGAACTAAGAGTTATGGCATATCCTGTAGCAGTAAGCAATCCTCCAGCACCACCTCCAGATCCACTACCGCCACCACCACCCCCAGCGACAACAAGGTACTCTACCGTTGTCACAGGATAGTTCAGCCCATTGTATTGAGCAGAGATAACGCCACCGATATGAGTCAAACTCATGGTCAGTCCTTAAGTAATCGCTTCAAATGATGCAACATAAGTTAACGCACTAGCCGTTCCAGAAATAACGCCAACCGATTGAAATTGTGTTACATAGAATGCTGTGGTTTTGTCAGTAATAATCACAGATGCGTTTGGTGGCACACTAATTTGATACGCAATGTAGTATGCCGTACCGCTTGCATAAGTCGGGTTATTCGATATTGCTATCGAGCAATTTGCCGCTGATGATGTAGTGTTAGATACAACAATGTTGTTAATCTTATTTACCGTCCCAGACGCAGGAGTTAACCCCGTCAAAGATACAGAACCACTAGTGCTTGGATCAGCGTAAGTCCATGCAACCGATACTGAGGTAGATGCTGGTAACACATATGCCGTACTACCGTTGATTACTGATACATTAACAATATTAGGATTTGCCATTTAAAACTCCTTAGAATCCAAAGATCATCGCCATAGCGATGGATTTACCAGTATTAACCAACGTACCACTTGTTGGTAAAGTCAGGGCTGTTGTGGCTGTGACGGTGAATGTTGTTGCAAAAGCACCCGAAAAAGTCAGATTACCACCTATTGTGACAGTGCTGGCTCCGACATTTAAAAGTGTTTTATAAGTGTTTACTCCAGTACCAAGGAATAACTTCCCATCAGCGGTGTTTGCGGCTAACTCACCTGAAACAATAGCTGTGGGTAAATTAGTGGTTGTATCGCTATGATATAAAACGATTGGTGTGTAACCTGCTTGTGCCATTAGAATGTTCCTCCATTGATGCCTGCTGTCAAGGCATTATTTGTGTAATTGTAAGTCAAAGATGCGTTTGTGTTAACTGCTACATTGCCTGTAGCTGATGAACTAAAGTGCAAGTAATTTGTAGCTCCTGAACCTGCACTTGACGCTACATTTGTTGCATTTGTTGCGGTTCCTGCGGTCGCCACGTTCAGGTTTGCTACTTGCGTTGTACTAGACACCGTGAAAGGAGCAGTTCCTGTTGCAACAGTTGAGGTTATAACACCTGTCGCTGAAACTGTTGTGAATGCTCCTGTGGAAGCAGTTGTAGCTCCGACAGTACCATTAATATTAATAGATGCTGTTCCAGTTAGGTTTGTGACCGTTCCTGAACTTGGTGTACCCAAAGCACCACCATTAACTACAAACGCCCCTGAAGAGCCTACATTGACCCCTAAAGCAGTAGCTACACCAGTACCTAAGCTAGTAATACCTGTTCCACCATTAGCTACAGGAAGAGTACCTGAAACATCAGCAGTAAGGCTTACAGCACCAAAAGTAGGTGCTCCTGAGGCATTACCATGTAAAACCGTTGTAGATGTCCCTGCACTCGTTGTAGCCAATGCAGTTGTAGACGATGCATAAGTCACGCCATACTGGGTAAAGGCACTAGACTGTCCTGTTCCTCCTGCTGTATTGGGCAAAGTACCTGTGGTCAAAACTGAAGTAGAGGTAGCGTATACAGCACCACCAGAGGTAAATGATGTAAGGTTTGTACCACCATTTGTCGTAGCTAGAGTACCTGCTACCGTCACGGCACCAGTTGTGGCGGTTGATGGAGTTAGACCAGTAGTACCAAAAGTAATGGAACTAACTCCACTTCCTGAGCCTGAAAATTGTGCCCATGTAATAGCAGTGGTACCCATGGTGCCACCTTGATTGGATGTACAAACCCATCCTGTATCCGCAAGAGTGCTACCAGTTTCTACAAAGACATATGAACTTGGAACTTCTGCCCATACATCCATATCTGTAGCACGAGTCAATACCCATGCAACTGATGCTGAACCTACTGTGGTAACAGTGTAAATACCGTTTTGAGCAGAAGTAGTTTGATTTTTGATTAAAACTCTATCTCCTACTGAATTGGTAATTCCATCAGCAGAAAAAGCTACCAATGTACTTGAATTGGTTAAAGTAGCACCAACTCCTAAAGTGCCATTGCTGTATGTTGCTGTGAAGTTAGCAGTTGAACCATTGACCACAGATGCTTTTGTGTCAAGCCCTTGCGCAATATTATCAACATATTGTTTTGTAGCTAATTGCAAAGCTGAAACTGGGTCTTGCGTAACAGTTACAGTTGTCAACCCACCTAAAGTCAAACTTGTTGCACCTAAAGCAATGCTTGTCGTACCAATAGTCACTGTGCTATTAGTCAAGCTTGCATTAGGAATAGCAGTGTTGATGGCGCTTGAAGGAATACTAATTGTTGTGGTGGTTGCTGAAGTCAACTGACCTTGAGCATTAACCGTAAATACTGCTACAGCAGATGCGCTACCATAAGTATTTGCACTCACACCTGTAACATCAATTGAAATGGTGCCTGAAGAGGTGATAGGGCCTCCTGTAAGACCTGTGCCTGTAGCTATGGAGGTAACTCCACTACCTGTAGTAACCGAACCCCATGCATTATTTGCATAGCCTTCAAAAGTTGCAGTTGTGGTGTTGTAACGGAACATTCCGTTAACAGGACTACTAGGTCTTGCAGATGACGCCCCAATTGGAAATGTCAAACTAGCGGTGCCAGGTATTACTGGATTAGATGCAATTCCAATTGTTGGATTACCTGAAGATGCATCTGCATTAGTTACCGATGTTTGATTGGTTACTGAGGCAATTGCTCTTGAAGTAGCGCTACCGCCACTGACAGCAACTAAACCTGTTGAACCTGAAAGGCTCTGTATGCTTGCTAGAAACGATGCAAGACTGATTAAAGGGTTACCTGATACACCGTCTGCATTGGAGACTGATAGACCTGTTCCTGTCGTTATTTGGCGTGGTGTGAGAGTGGTTGAGTCAGTTTTTACTTGAATGCCTGTGCCTGAGCTAATCAAAGATGCTAAAGCACCTGAAACAGCAATTGTGTAGCTACCTTGAGCGCCACCATCGGTAAAAGTCAATCCTGTAGTAACAGCTATTTGGCGACTATTCGCTAGACTTGTTTGTTGACCAACAGTTAGAAACGTTTGCGTTTGTGTTGGTTGAACTGCTATTGCACCTGTAGTAGTTTGTACAGTGACCCCATTTTGAACAATAGGAACAGACTCGTTGCCTGTTAAAGCACTAGCTGTTGGCAATTGCGTAATTGTTACTTGTCCACTCATGTTGTTAACTCTATGGTTATGGGCT